CGAGTGGGTTTGTAGGGGTAATTGCCGAGAGGAGACCAACGGCGCGGGTAGGCAGATCAACGGGCCTGATGGGAAAGCCATCGTGTTCGCATCGACGGTGTACCTACCCAAGAGCGTTCAGGCTATTGGCCCAGCAACCGAGGTGAAGGTCTGCAACGATGAGATTGGCAACAGCCTAAGGGTGAAGGGGCAAGTGCTGAACTTCTCCCCAGGGCAAATGAACAGCAGGCTATGGCTATAAAACCAAACTTCACACAGGCCGACGTGCAGAAGCGTTTTGACAAGTTCCTTGAGGTGGTTGAGAGAAGGCAAATCGACAGGCTGAGAATGCTGGGCGAGATGTGCATAACCCGAGCGAGGGAAATACCCGCCAGCGTGGGATTTACCGACCAAACGGGCAACCTACGCAGCTCCATTGGCTACACAATCTTTAACGACGGGGTGGCTATTCACGAGAGCTTTGAGCAGGTGAAGGAGGGTGCCGAGGGGGTTGCTACCGGGCGAATGATAGCCGAAAAGATTGGCGACAGGTATCAAGGCAAGGGCTTGGTGCTGGTGGTGGTGGCGGGTATGAACTACGCCATATACCTTGAGGCGAAGGGTCGCGACGTGTTGACCTCAGCTGAGCAGCTGGCACAGCAGGAACTACCCCGGATGCTATCCGAACTGGTAAGTAACATCAACAAAGCATTATGATGAAGCAGACCTACGACATAGAGGCCATTGCCTTTCAGGCGCTAAGGGCTAACCAAACCTTGGTGAGCGAGCTGAGCGGTGGGGTATACCTAGGCCAAAGGCCGCTGAACTCCGATAAGGAGGATGTGGTGATCAACACCATCGCCATGACGCAGGAGTTTAAGCCCCAGCTGGCCACATCGAACATCAACATCCACGTGCCGGACCGCACGGTGACCATTGGCGGGGTGCAGCAGCAGGTGGAGGATAGGGCTAGGCTTAAGGCTATTGCTGCCATAGTGCTGAGTACCGTTAGAAGCGTTAAGCTACCAAGCATGAAGATGGTGGTGGAGAGCCAGAACACCCAAAGGGAGGCAGATATCTCACAGCATTTTGTGAACATAAGAATTAACTGGATTATTCACTGATTATTAATAACATAAAGAAATGGGATCATTGATAACTTTAGGCTTGGCCGAGATACAGGTTGGCGCCGCTGGTGCTAACGGGGTAATGCCCGGATCGATGGCTAAGATCGGTGCTGCCTACAAGGACACCTGCAAGCTGGCGCAAGCCGCCTCGGAAATTACCGAGCATTTTGAGGAGGGGAAGGCCGCCCCAAAGGTGAGGAAAAAGGCCAAAAACATGCCCGTGCTGACTTTCTCAATAATGGATCCCGATGTGCTAATGCTCATCAGCTACATTGGGGGTACCAACATAGGCACAGAGGGAGCCCCCAAGTGGGGATTCGACGGCAGTGAGGCTGTGGCTAACAAGGCTATACGCGTGATGTCGGAGCAGGGATTGTGGGTAGATATCCCCAATGGGGACATCGAGGCCGTGATCAACGCCGATATGAGCGCCAAGGGCTTATTTATGGTGGACTTCACTGTTACCCCTATGGCGGTAACTGAGGGCAAACCAATTCAGGCCTACGACGGAACATCGGGCTTAACCGTTAATCCAACGTCGTTGAGTTTCTCCGCTGCGGCTGACTCCTCGGGCAAGACCATCACCGCCACATCGAGCGGCAACGTGACCTACGCCGCTGCCCCATCGAACGCGGAATGGCTAACCGTAACGCGCAACCTCAAGGTGGTTACCGTGAAGGTTTCGGCCAACACCAACTCGGAGAGCAGGACGGCTATCGTTACCATTGTGGCCGACGGGCTGACCGCCTACGTGCCCGTAACGCAGGCAGGAGCATAACCCTAACCAACTATTTACCATCGCCGAAAGCCCCGGAAACAACACTTTCGGGGCTTTTTTAAAACCAAAAATTCTATGACCGACGAAAAAAGGCTAGAACAGGAGCGGCAAGAGCTCAACCGGATGATAGGCCGGGGAATGGCCATTGAGGTGGATGTGCCCATACGGGTTAAGCCCAAGGGATTCCTTGGACTATTCAGGAAAGGCACTAAGAAGGTGGAGCGAATGCGATTTGTGGTGCACGAGCCCACCCTATCGACCCTCGACAGGCTATCGGCTGAGCAGATTGAGCTGCGCATTGACGAGCAACAGATGCGCACCGAGGAGGGCGTGAGCGAGGCGAAACGAATGGCGTTGCAGCATAGCCGCCGTATGGCTAGGATAGTGGCCATTGCCGTGCTGGGACAGGACTACGTGCAAGCCGAGCAGCAGGGTTCAAGGGTGAAGTACACCTACGACGACAGGCGGCTCAACGAGCTAACCGACCTCTTCTTTCACAACGTGAGGCCCTCGGTGCTGTTCGACTACGTGATGCTCATCAGCACGATGAGCAATTTGGGGGATTTTACGAACTCTATCAGATTGATGTCAGCAGCCCGGACAACGATGCCGATTCTGGTAGAGGAAGGCAGAAAGGCCTAAAGAGTCCATACGGGCGCAGGGGGGCCATTTGTGCCCAGCTGGGGTGGACGTGGGATTACCTACACAATGGCATCGCGTGGTCAGTGGTTCAGCGTATGATCTCTGACCTCCCATCCTACGACTACGAGGATGAGGGCGATAGTAAAAATGCTGTGAAATTGAACAAGGAGAATGCCCAAAACATTATGAACCATATAAATACGATGATGTGATGAACACAGAGGATGGGGCACTACACTTTGAATCGAGCCTTGACAACGACAAGTTAAACAAGGCTATTGACGAGACCAAGCGACGAATACAGGGCTTTTCCGACGAAACGGTTAAGGGGGGGCAGAAGGTGGATGACACCTTTAGGATTACCGCCGAGAACATCAAGATACAGAAGGATGTGATCGCCAAGCTGGAGGGTGAGCTTAAGAAGCTGAATGCTGAAATTGACAAAATGGCTCCAGGTAAAGCGCAGCAGGAGTTGAGGCAGGAGGCGGCTAAGGTTACCGCTGAGCTCGATGGGGAGCGCAAAGCCCTTACGATGCTGGAGGCCGAGGTGAAACAGAATGAGAAGGCGCAGGTATCTTTTCGCACCCAGCTACGGAATGCGCGAGAGGAGCTCATAGCGATGGAGCAGGCAGGGCTTAGGGGTTCGGAGGCGTATAAAAAGATGCAGCAGGAGGTAGGGCGGTTACAGGATGCCTACGACGATGCCACACAGCAGGCAAGGGTAATGGCCAACGACGAGAAGGTGTTTCAAGGTATCATATCCACCGTATCGGGGATGGCTGGGGCTTTCTCCGCAGCCCAGGGGGCTATAGGGCTATTTGCAGGCGAGAACGAGAACCTACAGAAGATAATGCTCAAGGTGCAGTCGCTGATGGGTATAACCATTGGGTTGCAGCAGGTGGCCCAAACGCTGAACAAGGATAGCTACTTCTCCATAGTAATACTCACCAAGGTGAAGGAGATGCTCGCGGTGGCCGAGATGAAGGTAGCCGCCGCGATGGGCGTTTCCACGGTAGCCGCAAGGGCTTTAATGGCCACCCTTACGCTGGGGTTATCGGTAGCCATAACAGGGGCAATAATCCTGATTAACAAGCTGGTGAGCCGACAGGCCGAGGCGCGCAAGAAGCAGGAGGAGTTCAATAAGGCGGTGGTGGAGGCTGCATATAAGCCATTGGCGGCGGTTAAGTCGTTATCGGCGGAGTGGCAGGCGCTGGGAGATAGTATGGAGGCCAAGGAGCGGTTTATTCGCGACAACAAGAAGGTATTTGATGAGTTAGGGGTAGCGGTTAACGGGGTGGCAGATGCAGAAAAGTTACTGGTTGATGGTACGGGAGGCTTTGCTAGGGCGATGCTGGCAAGGGCGAAGGCCGTAGCGGCTAAGGAATCGTTTGAATTGAAGGCGAAGGAAATTGCCGAGATCGATTTGGCATTGGAAACAACTCCTGAAAAGATTAAAAAATCTGTACTTGTTATTGATACTTGGGAGTATGATGAGGTAGATAACAAAGAGTATGTAAGACTTAAAGAGAAGAAAAAGGAGATAGAGAAAGAGGCAGACGATGTGTTCAAGATGAGATTAAAGTTTCAGAAGGAGGAGGAGGAGATTATTGCAAGTCTTGGATTATCAAACAACAACACCATAGAGGTCAGCATCAAGGCCGTTAGTGAGCTGCTTAACCAGCTAAATGAGAAGTACGAGGAGGCAGCTCCTGGAGAGATGAAGGATTCGTTACTTGCCCAGATCAAGGAGCAGGAAGCCCTGCTGGAGAAGCTGGACCAGAGGCGTGCCAAAAGCGTAAGCGGCGACGACCCCACCAAAAAAGCCATGCAGGAATATGAGAAATCGCTCAAAAGACAATTAGACCTTGCCGAGGGGGTGCTAGATAAGTTCGCCCTGATTGAGGAGGAGAAGAAGAAGCTAGAAGGCGATAAAAGCGAGCTGGGCACGGCCAAAATGGGGCTACTCGATGAGTTGAACCAGAATACCGCCGACGAGGCCGAGAAGCAAACCCGGCAGCTGCTGTCCACCTACGCCACCTACCTATCGCGCAAGCTGAGGCTACAGGAGGAGTACACCAACGATATGACCCTGCTCAGGAAGAAGCTGGAGAAGGCCACCGACCCCGAGGAGCAGGCCGAAATTCAGGGGGCCATGGCCAACCGCACCAAGAAGTTTAACCAGGACGTGGCCGCCGCGGGCGACACCGAGTATGAGCAGCTACTGGCTCAGTTCCGCAGCTACGAGCAGAAGAAGGATGCCATAATAGCCGAATATGACAGCAAAAGACAAGTTGCACAGGAAAACAATAATCAGGAACTTATCGAGAAACTCAACGAGGCGCAGGCGCGAGCCCTGTCGTCGCTGGCCACCGAGAACCTGATGCAGTCGGCTGACTGGACGGCGCTATTCAGCGACCTCGACAAGGTGACCACCGCCGAGCTCATCAAGCTCAGGGATAGGGTTGAGGCGCAGTTTGCCACCCTCGACCTCGCCCCTGAGGATATGGACGTGCTGCGCAAGAAGATCAACGAGGTGACCGACCAGATACAGCGGCGCAACCCGTTCCTAGCCCTGATTGACGCTTTAGGGAAGTACAAACAGGAGGAGTCGAGCGCCAACCTTAAGGACTTGGCCAAGAGCCTGTCGGCCTCCATCGATATGATTAAGGGCACGTTTGATCAGGTGGTGGGATCGCTGGACAAGCTGGGCATCAAGGCCGATGAGCAGACTAACGAAGTGCTTAACAGCGTCTCAGGAATGCTGGGCGGGGCTTCCAACCTCGCCATGGGCATAGCCACGGGCAACCCCTTGAACCCCTTGCAGATCATTCAGGGGTCAATCGATTTGATCATTAACGGCATAAACCTGATTGGCGGGGCGAAGGGAAGGCAGCTGGACCGAACGACAAAGGAGCACGAGGCCAACGTGCGCAGGCTCGAAAAGGCCTATCAGGACTTGGAGCGCGCCGTGGATAAGGCACTGGGCAACGCCCGGTACGACTTGCAGAAGCAGCTTATTGATAACCTTAAAAAGCAGCGCGAGGAGTACGAGGCGATGATTCGAGCAGAGAGCGGTAAGAAGAAGGCCGACGAGGGCAAGCTGGACGAGTACCGGGATGCTCTGGAGGATAGCCAGCGGCAGATTGAGGACATCGTGAACGGGATTAGGGAGGAGATACTGGGGATGAGCACCGCCTCGGCCGCCAACGAGCTGGGCAACGCCCTGATTGACGCCTTCGCCGCGGGCGAGAATGCCGCCGAGGCGTGGGGCAAGAAGGTGGACGACATTGTGGGTAATGTGATTCGAAAAATGCTGATCCAGAAGCTGGTGGAGGAGCCCGTGGGCAACATCATCAACAAGTATATGGCCAAGTGGGTGGACAAGGATGGGAACTTCCTGGGCTTCGATGCGATTATGAACTCAGCAACCGCTATGGGTAACGAGCTATCGGGGCTAGGCGCCGGGCTATCGGAAGCCCTGAATATGCTGCCGGATGAGATTAAGAAGTACTTCACGGGGGGCGACGACCCTGCCTCTCCCCTCACGGGCGCGCTTAAGGGTATGAGCGAGGACACCGCCAGCCTGATGAGCGGCTACATCAATGCGATTCGAATTAACCAGATCGAGGGCATCAGCATGATGCGCAGCCAGCTGTTGACCCTGCAGCAGATTTCGAGTAACACCTCACACAACGTCAATCTACCTGAGATACTGAGCGTACTGAAAACCATTGCCAATGGCGACTCGCTTAGGTCGACAGGACTGTAATTAACTAAACATCAACCTATGACACGAATAGCTAAAGATATTGCCAAGCAAGCCAAGCGGAAGGGCATCTGTGATGACTGGTACAAGGAGCTAAGAACACTGGAAACCGTGGAACAGCTGGCCGATATGTACCTTAAAGGGATCGACTTCTGCCTTGCCAACGATTTCCCATCAAACGACTATTTGAGGGCGAAATTCAAGGGCAAGATGGAGGATTATGGAATACACCTCGATGAGGTATTTGGTTGCCTGAACGGGCGAAAAGTGGTGGCCTTGGGGTCGTGCCGGGCAGCCGTGGAGGTGGATGAACACCACGTGAGCGAGGTCTTTGTGAAGCACACCAGCTTGCTTAACCTAACGGCCAAGGATTGCGCCTTTGTGATGGTGGATGCCTTTGAGAATACAAGGGTGAAGATTAAGGCCTACGGCGAGGCGAGGGTGGTGGTGAACCGCTACGGTAATGCCGAGGTGTACATCATTGAGAAGGGTAAGAATGCCCGCGTAAAGATTGTGGATAAGGACAAAATAACCTACTAGATATGAATATAGTGTATAAGCTCGACGGGGTAGATTTTGCCACCTACGGGGTGCATATCTCGGCCTCGGATGGGTTACTGAGCAAGCCCAACTTCAAGAAGCCCAATTCACACAGCTGGCCAGAGTACCACGGTGAGGTGGTGGATTTGGGCAAAAGGGTGTACGACCCTAGGGTGATCCAGCTGGACTGCTTCATACTGGCTGACAGTAAGGAGCTGTTCCTGACCAAGTGTAACACGTTCCTATCGGTTTTCGAGAAGAGCCGCACCCTGAGGCTATCGGTTACTGTTGACCCCGCCAAGCCATTGCTTTACGAGGTTTACTTGGATGGGGAGCTCGATATAAAGAAGATTTGGAACGACGGCCAAATGACGGGCCAATTCACCATTAAGCTCAGGGAGCCAGAACCCGTTAAACGTGTGATTAAGTTCACTGCCGCCACGGGGGCGATGCAGGCAAGTTTGACAATAACCTCAAGTAAATTGCTCAATATATACTGGGGTGATGGCAGTCACACCTTCGACGTGAGCGGCACTTCGCAGGTGGTGACGCACAACTACACCGCTAAAGGTGACTACTACATTGTACTAACTGGCAATATTGACGAGATAACCGCGCTAACGCATAACGGAACACTGGTATGGAGCAAATTATAGTAACGCATTTGGACAGCAGCACCACCAAGCTGCAATCGAAGGAGAATGTGAGCACGATCACTAGAGCTAACCAAAATGTGGAGCTACTGGGAGCCGACACGGTGGAGATCAGCGTGGAGTCGGCCAACAAGCTAAACTTCTACATTGGCGATAAGATAACGGTTATAGGCAGGGATTACACGCTGAACACCCCAGCAAAGGAGCGCAAGCTGTCGGAGCGCAAGTTCGTGTATGATATGGTGTTTGAAGGGGTACAGTACGACCTGCTGCGGGTGAGCTACAGCGTGAATGTGGACACCACTAGCAACGAGATTCAGGACCTTTCGGGCGACTCTTTGACGGGCGATCTGAAGATGTTTCTGGACGTACTCCTGAGCAACGCCAACAGGGTATTCCCAGGCAAGTGGGTGCTGGGCACCTACCCGACCGACACGGAGACCAAAACGCTCACCTTTGGCGATAGCGACAACTGCCTTTCCGTGCTGCAATCGCTATGCTCAGAGGGCAACTACAACACCGAGTTTTCGATTGGTATAGCCCCCAACGGGGTGCGCACCCTTAATATTGGGGCTACTGGCAACGTCTTCCCCTACACTTTCCAGTACGGCAAGGGCAAGGGGCTGTACGAGCTAACAAGGGAAAAGGTAAGCTCTTCCAATATCGTGACACGGCTAAGCGTGTACGGCTCATCGCGCAACATCAACACCTCTAAGTATAGGGCATTTAGGCTATGCCTGCCCGGAAAGACCAAGGGGCAAAGCTACCTTGAGAGCGCCACGGGAATAGCCAGCTACGGGGTGTGGGAGCAAACCAAGAACTTTGAGGAGATATACCCCCGCAGGACGGGCACCATCAGCGCGCTGGGTGATAGCGAGCTTAAGTTTGTGGACTCGTCTATGAACTTCGATTTGAACGAGACGGATGGGAACGGCAATACCTTATACTTGATTCCCGGTGCAGCGGCCAAAATCCACTTCAATACGGGCAACCTGGCGGGCTACGAGTTTGAGATCACCACCTACGATCACTCAACAAAAACGTTTACCCTTCGCCCATTCACCGATGAGAATGGGTACACCTTCCCTTCGCCAACTAATGCGGCCTTCCAATTCGCGCAGGGCGATAAGTATGTAATACTCGATATATACCTGCCACAGTCATACATTGATGCTGCCGAGTCTGAATTGCAGGCAGCCGGGCAGGAATACCTTGACAAGTACAGTCAGCCCAACGTGATGTATGGGCTGAATATTGACCCCCTATTCCTTAAGGATGTGGTGGGCGCCGAGGTGGAGGCGAACATAGTGTGGGTGGGTGACTACATTCCTGTTAAGGATACCGATTTGGATGTGGATAAGAGCATCAGGGTGAAGGGTTTCACCCGCGACCTGCTGAAGGATTACGCCTACAACCTCACCATTGCCGACATGGTGGTAACGGTAAGTACCATCAACCGGGTGGTGAGCGATTTGAGGGGTATAGATAATGTTGTGAGGATAAACAATCTTAACGACCCCGCTCGGGCGCGCAGGAACTACCTGAACTCACAGGAGGTCTTGAGTATGATCTTCGATCAGGAGGGTGACTTCTACACGGAGAAGATTAAGCCCCTATCCATCGACACCTCCATGCTGTCGGTTGGAGCAAAGTATATGCAGTTCGGCATGGCCGGCACCATATTCCAGACCAACTACGCAGGGGCAAAGAATAGAGTGGTGTATACTGGTGGGGCGCTAACCCACTACGCCATACTCGACGGAAGTAACCCAAGAACGTGGACTATCGGCAACGGTGATGTGGTGCTGGGAAGTGATGCAGCCTACTACATATACGCCAAGTGCGAGAAATCAGGG